AATGGGAATTTTTAAAAGACCGAAATATCAGGAAACGGAAACCGACAAGATGATTAAGCGTCAGCTTGAGGAAGAACAAAAGGAACGAGCAGTAAAGGAAGAAGCAAGGGCTGAAAGAAAAAGAAGGTACGCCAAAGGAATGATTGGTTCACGATCCATGTTCTCAAGAGCTGGTGGCAGTGGATTCTATGATCCTGAAGGGCAGCAGTATTCATAATGGGAGGTAACAACTCAACAAGCTCCAATTCACAAGGTGACAGTTATTATTCAGGTGGTGGAACTGGTGGGGAATATGACACTCCCACGCCAACGACAAAGAAAAAAGAAGAAAAAAAGAGAAAAGTTAAAAAGGGAATTAAAGTCGTTGAGGAAAAACTAGGAGTTACGGAAATAAAGCATGGTCCAATGGGCTATCTTCAAACAAAAAAAGGAACAAAGGATGTCCGTGCATTAAAACTGTCAAAAACAAAAGGTGGAACATCAATGTTTGGACAAGAAGCATCCCGAGCTACTGATGATTATTTAATTGGTTTGGGATCGGATGTCGCAAAGGTTGGAAATTATTTTAGACAAAAAGGTGGAAAATTCATACGAATCAGCAAGGCAGAGGGGGAAAGATTATATGCAAAGGGCGATCCCAGTATAAGTCGTTCTACTTTTCTTACTTCAAAAGGAAAGGAAATGAAGTATGGAAAGTCAGGTGGAGCTATGGGTTCAGGTGATCCGTCAGGAATGATGACAAGCATCCCCATTTCAGAAGCAATGTTTGAAAAACAAAAGAAGATTCAAACACTAGCCTTGGCTGGAATGTCATTGGCAATGCCAATGGGATTGGCTCAAGGAATGAGATCTGTTGCTGCCGATACTTTCCAAAGACCGTATTCGGACTACATCTCTGCATTTTATAAAGGACAAAGTGGCGAAACCAACTTTGCAAAGGCAGTAGGATTTGCGAATCAAGGAAGGGATACAGCTAACTTGGCTATGGGTACTGCCGTTTCTGATGGTGGAGAAAAGAAATCAACGAAATTTACTAAAAAAACTACGAAATACTTTGCTGGATCATATGCAGATGAGGCAAAGAAAAAGCGTAAATTCTTTCAACATGGAGCAAACTAATGCCTTATACCGATCCTGACATAAGCCCAACCATAGCTGACAACAGCAAGGTTGAGAAGATTTTAAAAAGATACAAGGAAGCACAATCATTAAAAGATAACTGGAAGGAGAAGTTTGAGGAGGCGTATGAATATTGTCTGCCTCAAAGAGAATCCTTCTATGAAGAATCACCAGCTCAAAGGCGCACGGATAAAATATTTGATGAAACAGCAGTTGTAGGCATACAGGAGTTTGCCAGTCGCCTACAATCAGGCATTGTTCCAACTTTTGCAAGATGGGCTAATTTGGAAGCTGGTGTTGAAATACCAGAGGAGAATGTAGAATCCGTTAATCAATCATTGGATGCAATCACCCAGTTTGTTTTTGAAACAGTTGGCAACAGTAATTTTAATCAGGAGGTCCATGAATGTTTTATGGACTTGGCTGTAGGCACAGGATGTCTTCTAGTTGAAGACGGTGATGCAGTTAATCCCATTAAATTTTCTGCCATTCCTTTGCCACATTTAATTTTAGCAAATGGTCCTGACAATAAAATTGATACAGTCTTTAGAAGAAGATATTGTAAATTAAAGGAAGTTGAGATCATGTATCCTCAAGCAAAAGTTCCTGAAGACATAATGCAATCCATGGGTCCTGATAAGAAATGCACTTTACTGGATGGTGTTTATCGAATTTATGATGAACCTAATGTAGAAAAATATAAGCATTGTGTTGTTCTTTTGGAAAAGAAAGTAATCGTACTGGAAGAATTTTTTGAAGGCGTGGGATCAAATCCCTACATTGTCTTCAGGTGGAACAAGGCATCAGGCGAAGTATATGGTCGAGGACCAGTATTCAACGCCATGTCTGCAATCAAGACTTGCAATCTGACAATTCAGTTAATTTTAGAAAATGCTCAGATGTCCATATCAGGAATATATCAGATAGAGGATGATGGAATAGTTAATCCTGACAACATTCAGCTCGTTCCCGGCAGCCTCATTCCAATCGCCCCAAACTCAAGAGGTTTGCAGCCAATTAATTCGGCTGGGCGATTTGATGTAGCTCAGTTGGTACTAGAGGATATGCGTAATAATATTAAGAAGGCATTGTATATGGAAACACTAGGAAGACCTGAAGGCACTCCTATGACTGCAACGGAAGTTGCTGAACGAATGGCAGATTTGTCAAGACAAATCGGATCATCATTTGGTAGGTTGCAATCAGAATTTGTTGTGCCAGTATTAAGGAGAGTTATTCGCATCTTAAAAGATCAAGGAAGAATAGAATTACCAATAGTCAATGGTCGAGAAGTCAAAGTACAGGCAATCAGTCCGTTGGCAAGAGCGCAATATCAACAAGATATTAGCGACATAAACAGATTTCATGAGATTATCGCTACGACATTCGGTCCACAAGTCCTTAATTTAATAGTTAAACAGGACGAAGTGGCGAAACATATCGGTAAGCTGATGAACATTCCTGAGAAACTATTAAGAGATTCAACGGAACAGCAAGAACTAGCCCAAGAATTGCAATCTATGGCACAAGAAGGACAACTAGGAGAATTAAATGGCATGGGAAAAACACAAGTCGCCTAAAAAGCCACTTACCACCTCAATAGACGGATATACAAGAACACCAGAAGTTGAAAAGAAATTAAATCAACTTGTAGCTAGTGTTTTTAAGGGAGATGATGGAAAGCAAGTATTAGCTTATCTGAAATCTATTACCATGGAAGCCGTGGCTGGACCAAATATAACTCAAAATGAACTGTTTCATTTAGAGGGTAAACGCTATCTTGTAGCAATACTAATACAAAGAATTAATAAACATAACAATGAGGTGAAAAAATGAGTGAAGAACAAGTACAAGAACAATCAACAGAAACACAGGAAGACACAGGGAAACCTGAACACATTTCTGACAAGTTTTGGGATGCTGATAGCAAGTCAGTCAATGTAGAGGCATTGTCAACAAGCTATAATACATTGGAAAAGAAACTTGGAAAACGAACAGAAGACCTGACAAAACAAATTCGTCAGGATATGGATAATCAAAAATCAAAGAATGTTCCAAAGGAATATGAAATTAAAATGCCTGATGACTTGCCTGAAGATGTGCAGATAGACATTGATAAGGATCAACCTCTGATGAAGTGGTGGTCTGAAAAAGCAAAAGAAATGGGCTTTTCACAGGACCAGTTCAATGAAGGAATAAACCAATTCATTAATAATGAAATTGGTGGTCTTCCTAATATTGAACAGGAAATGCTTGATTTAGGGGATAATGCAAAGGAAAGAGTGGAATCGGCTAACTTATGGGCTAAAAAGCATTTAAGCGAAGATGCCTATAACACCATATCCAACCTTGCATCCACATCCAATGGAATAAAAACCTTGGAGGAAATCATGTCGCTTAACAAGAAAAGCGTTATGCCATCCACACCAACAGCGATAGAAGGAAAGCCAACATTGGATGACCTTCGTTCCATGATGAAGGACCCTCGCTATTGGAAAGATGGGGAAAAAGATAATGGATATATTCAAAGGGTAACAAAATTATTTGAAGCAATCTAATGCGACTTGTTCTTGTACAATGGCGAGATACAAGAGAAGTTGGAGAAACTTGGCATGACATGGAGGAAGTATCAAAAACACATTCTTCCGTTATTCATAGTGTTGGATGGATTACAGAAAGAACAGAAGTTGATTTAAAGATATCAGCCTGTTGTCCTTTGGAATTAGAGGATAAGGAAGTAGGACGCACTACTGTCATCCCTCACGGATGTATTGAATCAATTAAGGATTTAATCCTGAAAGAATAATGTGCGTTGCAAATACTGATTTCTTTGTCCATTAATTGCCTCAAGACCTTTAGAGTAAAGGAAAATGCCCTTTTGGAGAACATTGGACTAGCTTGAAAGACAATCGAAACCTTAACTAACGGAGAAATGAAATGGCTAGTACAATAACCAATGCCTTTATTACTCAGTTCGAATCAGAAGTTCACATGGCGTACCAACGCATGGGAGCTAAACTTAAAAATCTGGTAAGGACTGTTAATGGAGTAAGTGGTTCTAGCGTGAAATTCCAAAAGGTTGCAAAGGGAACAGCGACAACTAAAGCTAGACATGCTGAAGTAGTTGCTATGAACCTTGCTCACTCTAATGTGTCTGCAACTTTAGCCGATTATTACGCTGCCGACTACATTGACAAGTTAGATGAATTGAAGATCAACATTGACGAAAGGCAAGTTGTGGCACAAAATGCTGCATATGCCCTTGGTCGTAAAACAGACGCTATTCTTATAGCTGTGTTGGATGCTGCTACTTCAATCGCTGCAAATGTCAATTCGTCTGCTACTGGGATGACATTAATTAAAGCTAAAAACATGCAATCAGTTTTTGCTACTAATGATGTTCCTGATGACGGACAACGCTACTTCGCTGTTGGTCCTACTCAATGGGGTGACCTAATGAGTGTGGAGCAGTTCTCTAGAGCCGAATATGTCGGACCTGAAAATTTACCATTTACAAATGGTGAATCAACTGCGAAAAGATGGATGGGATTCCTTTGGTTTGTTCATTCAGGATTAAGCACTTCAAGTTCAGACAGACTATGTTTGGCATGGCATAAATCTTCTGTTGGTCTTGGCATAGGTCAAGATGTTAAAACAGAAGTTAACTACATACCTGAAAAAGTTTCTCACCTAATTACTTCTTCTCTCTCTATGGGAGCAGTAGAAATTGATGGTGATGCTACTAGGGTACAACTTTGTACAGAATAGGAAGGAGATATTTATGGCTTATGCAACAAGTAATCCAATAAAGAAAATCTCTCAAATGGGAGATTCAAACTCTCTGTGGTACTATACTGACGGAGATGCCATTGGAACAATTGATGATGCTGATTATTTTTTAGCTGATTATGGTCAATTGACTGCTGGAGATATTATTTTTATTAATAGTGGTGGATCAAACGGAGTTTTTGATATTCTTGGAGTATCAGCGTCTAGTTCATCTACTGTTACTACTGTAATATTAGCGTAAATTTATTAACTAGGGGGAATTATTCCCCCTAGATTAGAATGATTCTAATATGGCAACGACAAAGATAGATATATGTTCAACAGCTCTAATACTCATAGGAGCAACAACAATCACCTCTTTCACGGATGACAGTACAGAGGCGACTGTCTGCAATACAATC